TGGTTTGATCCATTTAATATCATTAATAGTAGTACCCTTAACTACTTCTTTCCATAGGGGCATTAAATATGTTTTACCATTAAGCTCCAGTATAGAAGGGGGCATAACCTCATTTTTATATTCATATTGGAATCTACTTACCCAAGTAGGACCAAAACCAGGACCATGTGAAAATGCTTTACCCTCTGGGGTATGGAATATCCTAGTTCTAGGATTACCATATTTATTTAAATTTGTGAATTTCCAAAGTGCCATATTATCTTCCGTTTAAAACTTCGTTTTCCCAATCAAAATCAGGTTCATCATCCCAACCACCTGGAATTCTATATTCAACACCTTTACAATTTTGCTCATATTCTTCTGGTGTAACCCATTTTTCTACTTCATTACACCATACTAAACCGTCTATAATTTTCATAACCTTTATTTTTATTTACTCTGTAAATATACGAAAGAAGGGTTGGAACTCCAACCCTTTTTATGCTTTTCTTTACGAGTATATTTACTCTTATCACCATGATCTCGTTGAATCATGCGCCGCCTTATTAAAGCAGACATATGCCCTTCTTCTTTACTACGTTTTTTACGCTTCATAACCAACTACATTACTTTTAGAATTTAAATCTAAAGATAAAGCAGTACATAAATCTTCTAATCTACCTGCTTCAGCAACTAGTACTAGATCTTCATCCGTCATTAATTCAAAAAAACTTAATGTATTTAGTTTCATTTTATCTTCCTTGACCCCTATAAGCTTTGACATAATTTTTACTTCCTTTTGATCTTGATGTTTTTGTTTTAGCATGAACACCAGGTCTCTTTTTTTGTGGTTTTAATACATAAGTACTTGCAACTAATCTAGCCATATTTTTTTATTATAAATATAGCTCATAACCTGAAAATTGTTCCATATATTGAGTTATTTTTACTCCATTACCATCTTTTGCTACTTTACCTGTTCTAAACCATTTTTTAACACTACCAGCACCACCTAAATGTGCCGCTGCTAGTATACCAGATTCAGTCACCAATATACCATTTACTTCTTGACCCTCAAACTTATCTATATACTTTTTTAATCTTTTTTTATTATAAAGTAAATTTTGTTGCATAGCATACTCTTGTAAATCTGGACTATTAATAAATGCCTCTTTAGTTACTTTAATTTTTAGTGTTCTTAATGTTGATTTACCAAATTGATACTTACCCATATAACCAAATTGATTAATGGCATTATATCTATTACCTGATTCTCTATGTCCTATGTCATGTAAAAATAAATTCATATCTTTTACAATTTCAACTTTTTTTGTAATTGGAATTTCAATAGGAATATTATTTGAAGTTGGTGCAACCATTGTTGGTGTTATTAACACCATTAAAATAGTTAATATATGTTTCATATTAGAAATTTTTAAGAAAGTCTCCTTTAATTGATTTAGACTTTAATTGTTGAGCTTTTTCATCATTTTTTAACATTTTATCTGTTAATCTCTCTAAATGTTTACTCTTTTGTTTACCATAATCTGTAGTTATTTTATGGTATTTTTTATTTAATGATTTGATCTTTTTCATATTTAAATGGATCTCCTCCTAATTCTAGGATTTGTTGTTTTAATGCTTGGATATGTTTTAAATGTTTACTTAATATGTTTTTACTAGCATAATTTTCTAAAATATTAGGAAACCAAGCATGAATAAATAAAGCAGCTGAACTACTAATAGCTAACCACCAATGTTGCCAGTAAGTCATATTATTGTCTTTTAAATGTCTCATATTCTTGAAATATATTGGTTAACATCATCTTCTTCCTCTTCTAAACCTAACTCTTTTAAACGTTGTAAATGATAATCATCTACTTCCCATTCAATATTTTCTGATGTTCCATAATGTTCTTGTTGTGATTCAATTTGTTTAACATCTTGTTTATTAAATATATCACCAACAGTTAAAAAATAATGATTATAACACAGTAATTGAATGTTATCTAAGCTGTAATTATTACTGTTTTTGTCTTTAAAATGAAGTAACAAAGGCATTTTATAATCCAATACTCGCCTTTCTTTAAAAGAACATACAGCACATTCCTCTGATAAATATCCCTGCTCTATTAAAGCATACTTAAGTTTATTAGGATCAAATGAAGAAGCAGCTATTCTTCCCTCAATTATTTCTTTCATATGAGGCATTTTTTTGGAGCCTTTTAAAAATTTAGGGATACCTTTACCAGCTTGATTTTTATGGGTATCAAACAAATTATACATTTTAGCATATTTCTTATAATGTTGATAAGAAACATGTAAATATCTAGCTGCGGCCATATTAGATAATGTTTTACCCTGAGCCGCAACTATTTGTTCTTTACTTAAGAATTTCTTCTTATTTGCCATCTTCGTCTTTAATTGTAATAGGACCAATCAGATTTTTTTCATCTTCCTTATCAAAATCTAGCCTTTCTGCTTTATTTGATTTATCTAATTCTTTTTCAGCCTTTTCCTGATCAATATACCTTTCATACTCCTTAGCATCCATAATAACAGTTTCAATCCAAGTATGATCCCCTTCACCCATCATTATAGGTACTCCTTGTTTTCTTCCATCACCTAACCCGGCTTCAGAACATTTAACACAATAATCGTAACCATATTGAGTTAATCTTAACTCTGGCATATCCTCTCCGCATGAGGAACATTTTATCATTTTAAAATTCATATTAATTGATTGTTTATTTGTAGTCTGTAGCATAAATATATAACTTTTATTTTAATTTAATTTCTTACTTAATATCATTTCATTAAACCCATTAACTTCATTATCTAAAAATAATGTAGTAAATTCAGAATAAACTGGAATTGTGTGATTATGTTTTAAACCTGGGTTTAAATTTAAGCTTAAACTATTAGATTCCATATCTATAATTTGTTGTTTATGTATTAAAGAAAATCTAAAAATATCAGATTGAATAACAACAACAGCTAAATAATCAAAAATATAATCATTACCATCTTTTTTAGATTCCCTTAGATCAATAATATTAGATTTAGTAGAATCGTTCCAATGTTTTAACTCAATTAATATTCTTTTACCATAAGTAATATCTCTAGATAATTGTGGTACCCCACTGACTTGATATCCTCTTTTTTCCTCAGTAATAAAGTCATAGCCAGTTCCGTCTTCTTGTTCCCAACCAAAAACATCAGCTATAACTGGTTCTAATAAACTACCACAACTGCCTCCTATACCATTAGGATTAGCCTTTACCCAATAATGGGAATAATTATTAAGGAATTGAATGGCTCCTTTACCATCTCTTGATTTGCTCATAACCTTTATTTATAATTCTCTTTTATTTCCATGTATATGTTTTACAGTTGGGAATCTTAAGCTAATTCCCCCTTTATCATTTTTGGTTTCTTCAAAATACTGAACTGTAATTATTTTACCTACAATTGAACCATCCATATACTGTAAACGTTGATCTTGAGTCCAACCACTACCAACTTTTACTTTATGTCCTTTATGTTCAATCCATACTTGTGATAACATAGGAACAGTTTCTGATCTACCATCAACTACTATTTCATGATCATCAATATCAAAATCAATTACTTTATATTCAGCATCAAAGAATTTTTTTATTTTAAGTAAATTTTTACTACGTTTTCCTTCATAGCCAACGTCATTACGTACCATAAACCCTTCCCAATCCTTTTCAGTTGCCATTTGGCCCCACATATCAAAGTGTCTACCATCTGTTATTTGAAATTGTTCTGTATAACGTAAAATATCCTTTTTTACAAATCTACTCTGTAGCCAACCTCTTAGTTTAGCTAATCTTTCAGATAATATTTCCGTACCCTTTTTATTATCAAAGTCAGGTTTATGGATCATATCAAATATCATGAATATGGGATTTTCTATTTGATGGTCTTTACGTCTAAGTTCTTTCATTACACCTTGAAAGTCTTCATTACCGTTTTCATCCATTAAACAAATTTCACCATCAAATACAGTATTAATAATACCAGTAGACTCAATAGCCCATTTTACTTTATTTAAAGTAGTTAATTCTTTACCCATTCTAGAATAAAGTGTACAATTACCCTCAAAATCAGTTACTGCTAAACATCTAACACCATCCAATTTTCTAGAAGCATACCAATTTTCATTTACCCAATCACATTTACCTTTATATTCCTGAGCTAATGCTACAGAAAATGTAGGCACTAAACCAGGAACCGCTTTATTAATAACTTTATCTCCTGCTCTAATATCTAAATTTTTATCTATGATTTTATATATTAATTCTCCACCTATAATGCTATCTACAAACCCATTTACTATAGCTATAGCCTTATGACCTGTAACTGATCTAGTACTTAACATATCTAATACACTAAATAAATTATAACTACCAACTAAATCTAATTTATCTTGATTTTTAAGACATGTTTTACTAGTAACATAATATTGTTTAAATGGATTGTAAGTATATTCTAATACTTTATGAATAAATGGGTCAGCGTCCTTTATTATTTGGACTTTTTCTGTACTACTACTTGTAGACCGCATTTTATCTATGAAATCTTGGAGTTTTTGCATATAACCTTTATTTTTAAAATTATGGCTAAATATACGAAAGAATTTTTACTTCTCCAAATGATCTGTGTATTCTTTTAAATGAATTATAGATATTTGTAAATTACCTAATTTAAATTCACCTGTTGCGCCACTATCTTTTAATATAGCAGCTAATTGAGTTATATAAGTATAATCTTGTTGAGTAAAATTAAATGCATCTATTGATATTAATATATCATTTTGTTTTTCATTATCATGTGGTTTAATTCTATTAAATAGATTAGTAACTGTTCTTTTACCTTCTTTTTCAACATAATCAAGATAATCACAATCAACATATAAAGTATCAAACCAAGGTTCCAAAGCCTCAATTAATTGAGGATTACAGTTGCTAATAATCAATCCTTTATTATATTTAGGATTAATAATAGGATACTGATATTCATTGTTTTGGATCCATTCGCCCCATTTTCTTAAATATTCCCTTCTACATCTATCCATAGTTTCCTTATAGTCAGCATTTTCAATACCAACACCTTCATTCCATCTGTGTCCTCTACAAGTCATATGATAACATAAAGCATCTCTAGATTGTATCATTTCTAAACCACCTAAAATCCACTTATTAAATATATCTGAATCTTCATAACCGTAAGGTGCAAAACGTTGATCATGTCCCCCTACTTTAAAATGGTCTTCCTTATATAACATCCAAGGAGCAAATATACCTTTAGTAGTCCTATCCTTATCTACTATTAGAGTGTTACTACAAAATATTTCAAATGCCTTCCAATCAAAATCATGATGATCAATTCCAAAATTCTGAGTATGTTTTTCTAACCCAGCTGGATGTATTGGTGGTTCAATTCTAGTAGCACAAACAACTTTGCCCTTATCTAAATGTTTTAGCATATTTTCAAAATAACCAGGACCAATAATCATATCTGAGTGTAAAATAGATACAATATCTGTTTTAGCTCTTCTCATTCCTTCATCATACCAGTAAGTGTGGCCTTTTCTTTCCTTATCAATAATAATAGTTAATTTATCATCAACTAGAGATTCTAGCCATTTATCTGTGTTATCTTCGGATGCGTCATCAATAATAATCATAGGGACATTAGGAGCAAATTTTTTAATACTAGCATAAGTATTTTTTAAATGCTCTAAAGTATTATGACTTGGTATTATGACAGTATGTTGTGCATTCGTTTTTTCCATTTATTTAAATCGTAATGTTCTTTATATAATTTTTTTGTTTTAATACTACATGCATTATAAAAATCTGGATCGTTTTGGAGTCTATGAGCTAATGTTCTAGCCTTACTTACATCATCTACTGCTACTGATAAATCAGGATGGCAAAATCTTTGTGTATCAACCTTAATATTACCAATACAAGGAATACCAAAGTAAGCACAATTTAAACTAAAAGTACCAGCTGCTATAGTTGGCATTAAATGTACTGCGTATTTGAACGTAGATAAAACATTCATCCATCCACCCCATGATAGTCGTTGAAGATGATTCAAATTAGGTATACTATGTTCATTTTCTCTTTTAGCATGAGAGTCTTGAGTCCATTTTTCACCCTCAAATTCTTGTGCTACAATATAACTTTGAAAACCCCCATACCATCTAGCAAAATTCCCACCAATAATTACCTTATTTTCTTTAGTTGGGTTAATATGTTTAATTAATTCCTCAATAAGTAAAGTATTAATAACATTAATTTCTTTATTTGGAAATAATCCTTTATAAAATGAACTATCTATTTGATTATGAGCAAATATACTATCACACTTAGATAATATATTATAAAAATTAAATTGATCTACTATTTCATAATCATTAAACCACCAATTAGGTCCTTCCTGGATATAATGTACTTTACTATTATTATTTTTTAAAATATCAATAAAATTAGAAGCGTAAAATTGTGAATATGGATTTTGAACGTTACCAATTTTAGTACCTTCAGCACTTAAATTTAATTTACCTTTAGGTAAAATTAAAAATATATGATCATAACCTATAATACTATTATACTCGGTTAATGGAAAATGCTCAGCATCTAAAGCATGCATCCAAGCAAACTCAGTACGCATATTAGGATGATCTACAGGTATTTTACCTGTAAATCCCATTTCAGATATAAACGCTATTTTCATTAATTAGGTTTTGTATAATATTTAAAATAATCTAACCAATAATCAGTCATTTCCTTCATCATTTCTTCAAATGTATACTTAGGTTTCCAACCTAATTCAGTTCTTATTTTAGTTGAATCACCTTTTAGATATGGTAATTCTTCAGGTCTCAGGAATTTAGGGTTTTGCACTACATAATCTTTGTAATCTAAATCTAAACGATTAAATACTAATTCACACATTTCTCTTACTGAATGTGTTTCCATAGTTGAAACAATCCAATCACCAGGTTCATCATGTTGCATCATTAAATGCATTGCCCTTACATAATCATATGAATGACCCCAATCTCTATAAGAATCCATATTACCTAATTCTAGTTTATCTTGTAATCCTAATTTAATTCTAACTGCCGCTTTTACTACTTTATTAGTCACAAAATTACTACCTCTTCTAGGTGATTCATGATTAAATAAAATTCCATTTGTAGCATGTAACCCATATGCACGTCTATAATTTCGTACAATATTATAACCAAAAACTTTAGCACAACCATATGGAGAAACTGGGTTCATAATAGTAGTTTCTCTTTGAAAATTATCATCTTCAACTGATAAGCCAAACATTTCAGATGAACTAGCTTGATAGAATTTAGCTTTAGGACATGCTCTTCTATATGCCTCTAATATATTAATTACACCTAGGGCATTAGTTTGAACAGTATATTGAGGTATATCAAAACTAATTCTAACATGAGATTGAGCAGCTATATTGTAGATTTCATCTGGTTGGATTTTATCTAATAATCTTTCTAATCCTCCTTGGTCTAATAAATCACCATAGTATGTAGTTAATTTAGGTTGTACATGTTGTATCCTAGTATTTTGTTCCTCAGCCATTGAATGACGTCTAACAATACCATGTACTTCATAACCTAGTTCAAGTAAATATTCTGCAAGATAACTTCCATCTTGTCCTGAAATACCTGTAATAAATGCTTTTTTCATATTATTTTGTTTGTGTGTAAATTGATATATTATTTTCTATACAATATTTTTCTTCATCAGTTAATTTATTTTCCTTAAATACTTCCATTTTAGTTAAATCAGGCCAATCATTAATAGACCATTTTTTAGGTTTAGTTTTAATCGCATCATCTAACTTATCTAAGCCCTTCTGTGCTGTTTCTGGTGCCATATAGTAATGATAACCCATAGTTTTTATATCTTGTTCTCTCCAAGGTACATTAGGTAATCTACCATCATAACTCATTTGTTTAAGTTCTATAGCAGCTTCCTTATTATCCGTCAATATAATACCCCCTCTTCCAAGAGACAAATGTTTTTGGAATTGAAAGCTAATACACATAAAAGTACCAGGGATATAACTATCTTTTTTCCAAAGAACCGCTGCGTCTATTATATTAGTATCTTCGATCCAGTAATATTCATCCCACTTATCATCTTTCCAAATTAGCTCTATATTTAGTTTATTAGCTAACATTGGAACAGATAAATAAGTCCTTTTAGGTACTGTTATTGATCTAATTTTTTGTTGCCTTAAACATAATTCAATACCATGGGTACAGCAATCAACAGCAACACCAAATGGAGCACCAAAAAACTCGGTAATTTTATCTTCAAATTTTTTTACAATTTCAAATGCCATTATAAAAAGTTAGGTGGAAAATAATTTATTCTTTGTTTTAAATCTGGGTCTTCAATCTTACTTAAATCAGGAAATTTGTTTTTATAAAATTTACCTTCCTTAGGTAATTGTTTGATACCTTCCACTTTTCTATTAATTAAATCTAACACACTACTTATATCTTTTATTCCTAAGGAAAATACCTCATGATTTAAAGAAAAAGCAGTTGATGTTGGTGTAATTTTTACTTCAACAGTATCTATAATATCTCCTTGATCAACTTTTTCATTTACATAGTGCCAAGTACCACCTGTTTTTTCTTCTTTATTCATCATTGCGTGCACTGTAGAAAAACTCCCCCTATAAGCAGGTAATAATCCAGGATGGAAATTTATTATATTATCCTTTTTAATATGTTTTTTATCTATTATAAACGGATTTGAGAATGATATAACTAAATCAATTTTATTTTTTAATACTTTAGTTAATACTTTATCAAATTTTTTCTTATCTGTGATTTCTGTTTTTATTTCATAATATTTTAAAAACTCAAGAAAACTAAAATTTGATACATCCCTTAAAGTTATTACACTTAGTTGATTAGGTTTAATATTTAAACTAAATAATTCTCTTATTAATTGTATTGTTTGGGATCCTTGCCCTATTATTAAATAATTTTTCATGTTAATTGATTATAATGTTTATTATGATATTCTTTTATTATTTTTACTGGGTCAATAGCCTTATAGTCTGGGTCAATATTAGGTAATATTTTATTCCATTCATGATAAGCTGTATTTTTATTCCATAATGCTTTTTGTCCTTTTAGTAATAATTTATTGTATTCTTTATCGTTATTATTATAGTATTTAATTTTATCTACAGCATCTTCAACTGATGTGAATAATATCATTTCATCCTCATCATAGTAATTTTCTAATTCAGGTGCATTTTCAGTTAATAAAACTGATTTTGATGGTATTTCAATAACTCTACCTTTTAATTCACTTCGAGTGTTAACAGCATTAGCACTAAAACACAGTGAATATTTAGATTTAGCTACACTTTGTTTCATTTCCTCATGAGTTAAAAAACCTTCAATATGTACATTTTCTCCTAATTCAATAAATTTATTTATTTTAGATGGTCTATCACCATGCATACCTCCATAATGTTGAATATTATGTATTTTATCAAAAGTACCAGTACACATAGTATTAGGATTAAACCCCCATTTCATTTTATGAAAATTCTCTTCTTTTAAACCATCTCTTAAATACCATTCTTTTACACCTTCAAATGTTATAATATCATCAACATAAGGGATCCAATGTTTTAAATTAGAATCATGAAACCTATAAGCATCACTAGATAATAAAATAACCTTGCATAAATCTTTTAATTCACTAAATTCAGTATGAACACCAATAAGATAATTAATGTGAATAAAATAATCGGCTTTAAAATCTATTATGGTTTGTTTTAAATCATCAAATGAATAATGATTGTAATCATAATATTTAACGTCATAACCTAATCTATCTAAAACTCCATACCAATAAATTATAGCAGCGCTATAATCACTAGGGTTATTTTCATGAGCATGTCTAAGACTAATAACTACTTTTTTCATATAAAATCTTTATCAACTTCAACTCCATAATATGGACCTGTTTTAAATTCATAAACTATTGTATCATCTTCTAATATTAAAAAATTATGACCACCTTTAAGAGTAACACTAGCATCACCTGCCTCTAATACTGGTTCTTCAATTATGGTATTATCCGTATCATAAAAAGTTACTTTGACTTTACCTTTTAGTACAACCCAAGATTCTTGAGCAATAGCAGTTTTATAATCTATATCCTTATGAATATGATAATGAGGTCTAAAAGTTTTACCCTTTTCCATTTTAAGTAGGGCTAATTGTAGAAATTCAGATTCTGGGATAACATCCTCTCTAGGTGTATCTAATTCATTTAATCTAATAACTAAATGGCATAAACTGCCATCTACTTTACTATATATTTTTTTCATTTAATATTTTTTTATAAACATTATTAAACATCCAATCCTCATAATTGCTATATTGTTGAACCTTCTTATGATTTTCCTTTACAACAGGTAATAAACTTTCATAATGACCAGGTTTAGCTATGGTTCTAAATATATCAGCTAAATCTTCTATTTTTTCGAATGATAAAATACCCTTATCATTAAAATACTCACCTATATTAGGACAACCCCAATAAATTGGAATTGTACCCGTTGCTATACAATCCATAATTTTTTCAGTAAAGTAATGATCCGTTCTATTATTTTCAACTATAATTGAATATTTGTAATCAGCAGATCCTTCCTCTTTACCATTAATTTCCTTATTAGCCCCAGTTCCATATAAATCAATACCTGTAGCGTATTTAGCTATTTTATGTCTTAATTGATGACCTTCAATCCAATTCTTCCAAGAATAAATCATAGACACTAGTTTAGTTTTAGGATGAACTTTATTAAATTTATCATCCAACCAAATACCATTATCAACTGTGTATATTGTTTTATCTGGGTATTTATTTAATAATTCATTATCATAAGTTAAGATGTAATTAAATTTATCTATTATTTCCTCTGCTTTTTTATATCTTTTTTGTTGTAAATCATGTAAAGGTCTTGGTTCATGTAGCCAACCTAATTTAATTTTACTATTAACATTATCTATAATATGTAAATGTTCATCATCAAAACATTCATCAGTAAAAATAGTAATACCATCCCAATCAGTAAAAGGACCAACATACTCGATGTGCTTTGGTATTTTATTAAAAGCAATTCCAGAATAATTATGGATACCAGATAAACTGGAATTCATTATATTATTTATTTTTAATTTGCTCATAAATTTTATTTTTAAATTTAGTAGCAGACCAACCATGATCTCTATCTAAATAATGTATTGGTATACCTAGTTCTACTCCAGTATAATCATCTCTATCCTTATAATCATCACCCAAAAACCTTACATCAGGATCTAATCTACTTAAATGCCAAATTAATTTAGCTTCTGTATCATAAGTAGTAATTACATCAACTTGTTTTAGACTAGTTATTATTAATGATCTATCCCAAATATTTAAAATAGGTTTTAATTTTTCGGGTCGCTCAACTGATGGATCAATATGAATAAAAACATGCAATTCATCACAATGTTTTTTACACTCATTAAACATTTTAATATAACCAGGGTGTATTACATCAAAAGCACCAGCTACAACTCCAATTTTCATATTAATTATCTATTATTGAATGTAATAAAATTTCATGTGCTAATTCTACTACTCCATATGATTTAGCATCAACCCAAAATTTATAATTAGCATTTAAACTGTTTAATTTATTATTAGCTCCAAACCCAGAAAGGGCAGCATAATAAACATCATTAGCTTCACACCATTTAGCTGCATTAACCACATTCATTGAGTTACCTGATGAAGATATTAGTATAACAAAAGTATCATCATCAACAAATTCACTTAAAAACTGTTTATATGCCTCATCTCTTCCATAATCATTTATATAGGCAGTAAGCATAGGAGCATCAGAAAAACTAAAAGCTTTTTTACCTAAAAATTTAGTATAATCTACACTAATATGAGATGCAATAGCATTACTACCACCATTACCTATTAAAATAATTTTATTAAATTTATTAACAAAATATTCTAATCTAGACTTATGGTCTTTAATTCTTTCTATTTGTTCTTTTAATTTATCTAAGTTCATTTAATACATTTTTTAACATTTCAATTACATAATCTTGTTCTTCTCTAGTTATCTCAGCAAAAAATGGTAACCATAATCCTTGGTTATGAAATTTCATAGTTTGAGGTAAATCCACATCATGGTTATAAGCTGGTTCTTTATGTATAGCTTGGATATCCCATTTACAACCTACATTATTTCTTCTTAAGATATCAACTACCATATCTCTATTATATATTTCACCTAATACTAAATGGAAGTTTTGCCAATTATACCTAGTACAATAATCAGGTATTAAATTACCGATTTGAATATCATAATCTTTAGACAATTCTTTTATTTTTTTATTATAATATTCTCCAGCTTTAGTTCTTAATTTTACCTCTTCATCAAATGACTTTAATTGAGCCATTCCTAAAGCACAGGGGATATCTGCCATTTTATAGTTACTACTAATTTTATCAAACTGTTCTTTAAGTAAAAATTGTGCTTTATCCCTTTCTAATGGCGAAACGGAGGTACCAAATGCTCTATATGACCTTAACCATTCAGCCTGATCTTTATCCCTAGTAATAATCATTCCACCTTCACCTGTAGTTAAACACTTACGTGCTTGAAATGAATAGGTATTAATAAATTTACTATTACCTATTTTTTTACCTTTATATTCACTTCCAAAACCACAAGCCGAGTCTTCAATAATTGGGATATTTAAACTATTAAATGAATCTAAATCACAAGGAACACCCATTTGATTTACTAATATAATTGCCTTAGTATCTGCTGTTACTCTTCTAACTATATCTTCATAATAAGGAACACCAAATTCGTTTACATCACACCAAATAGGAGTACCACCAACATTACTAACAGCAAATCCACTAGCTACCCAACTCCAAGAAGGAACTATAACTTCATCTGTTGGTTTTAATCTTTTGCCTTTATTAATAGCTAATAAAGCTAACTCAATAGCAACTGTACCATTAGCTACAGCAATGTAATGACCATCAGGATCATTATTATATTCTTTAACTTTTTCCTCAAATTCACCTATTCTTGGACCACCACTAATCCAACGTGAATCTAATACTTCTTTTATTGCCTCTAAAGCAACATCCGTTTTAATGTAAGGTTTACCTAAAGGTACTTTCATAACTTATTTTTAATTTGTGTTAATAAACTCCAAACGTCAACACAATTAACATTTGGCCTCTCCCCCAATATAAAAAACTCTAATTCCAACTCCAAGTTAGATTTAGAAACTATTGGTTCTATTATTTCTCTATATCCTTCCTCTACTTTATCTTCTACCCACTTAGTAGAATCATAATATAAACTTTCACCTTCCCATATAAAACTTCCTTCATCTCCTACAATTACTATTTTTCTTTCTTTATCAGGGTAAATCCATGATGAATAAAAATCGCCTCTTACACCATTATTAGTAAATAAACTTAAATTACAAGAACTAGACTGAATAGGTGGTTTAAATTCATTATTAACTTTTACATCTGATATAAATGATGTTCCAAATAGGTCTAAAAACATATATAAATCATGGATCATATAATCTTCAATAATACTAACATCAGATCTAACTCTTGGACCCATAGATGCTCTTATACTTTTCCAATATAGGGGTTTACCTATTTTATTTAAATTATTTTTAATATAATTATATTCATTAGAATAAAGAAATATATAACCTGGAAATGTCCAATGTAAATCACGAGCTTCATCTATATTAGTTCCACAAGGTTTTTCTATTAATACTTTAACATTATCATATTTAGCAAAATCTTTATGTAATTCAGCATTAGTAGCAACTATAATATGTGTGTACTTTATATTAACATCATCCATACTTTTAAATAAAGGCACATCTACATCAATAATAGGAGAAGGATCAACTACACCAACTAATTCATACTTTGAATTCATGATAGTTTTATACCAGTTTTTACCCCAATAACCACAACCAACTAATAAAATTTTTACAGTTCCCATGCTTGTACTCCTTTATTATCTATATTAATTAATGTCCCTTCCTCTACTGTGTCTTTTGTTATTACAAGAAAATAACCTCCTCCACCAGCACCACATAATTTAATTCCTTTAATATCGTATTTTTTCTTTAATTTTTTTTCTTGCACTAATAAATCTTGATTCATTATATCTGAATTAATAGATTTTTTAGTTTCCCACCCCTTATTAAAAATATCAAAGAATATTTCTTCATTATCTAAATTATCATGCATTATGTCTACTAGTTCTAGTAATCCATATGATTTATCAAAATTAACATTTTTTAATATATTAGTAGAAGAACGAGTTATACCAGTTGAAACTAAAAAGAAATTATAATTATTAAATATAGATGTTGTTAAATTCTCCTGAAGTATGTAATCAGGGTAAAATATAAATTGTTTTAGACCTCCTAAAGCACATCCATAAGGATCCTGATAACCTGTAAGTGGATTAAAATTTCTTTCTAATTTTATAGCTAATTTAGCTATCTCAGTTTGAGAATAATCTATACCCTTAAATTTACAAGCGGCTGCAATGCATGCTATTAAATATGAAGAAGATGAAGCTAATCCCGAACCACTTGTAGGTATATCACAATTAAATGACATAATAATAGGGGGTAAATCAAAATGTTTAATTACTTCTCTAGCTATATCATTTTTTATATCTATTGGATGATACACTTCTTCACTTTTACTATAGTTAACCTTCCAAGTATCAGTACTTATATTTTCATTTATTGTTATATAAGTGTATAAATTAGGAGGAAACGATATAGCTGATCCTATTCCAAATTTATCAATAAACCCTTGCAAGTCGGTTGAACCCCCAACTAGTGAGATTCTTAATGGACATTTACTTACTATCATTATATAATATTTTAACTGGTGAACCCACAGCTTTACAATTGCTGGGAATGTCTTTATTTACTAATGTAAGTGCTCCTATTATAACATTATCTCCGATTGTAACTCCAGGTAATATAACTGAATTTGTTCCTATTTGAACATTATTACCTATTTTTACAGGTGCTCTTTCTATATGATTACCATTTAAAGGATCCTTTTCTAAATTTTTGAATCTATAGTTAGAAGAATCATGGGTTAAAACATGTACACCAGAAGATATGGTTACATTATTTCCAATTGTTAAGCCGCCTGAGCCATCAACTAAACAAAAATATCCTACCCAAACATCATTGCCTAATTTAATGTGTTCTTTACCTCTGACAATGTTAAATTCATTCCAAGGACCTACTTCATTTTTTAACTTATTCCATTCAATCATAATAAAACATTTTAATACGTCCAAATTTATATAATTCAAGCCAAAACTTATTTAATATAGTATCTTCATGAAGATCATAAACATGTCCCTCAGATGGGCAATTATCTAAAAATATAGTATATCTACATGTAGGTTTTCCTAAAATATAAAAAATATTTAAATGTTCATTTAAGTATCTAACATGTTCTATTGTATCTTTTGAATAAATAAAATCAAATCTTATATCTTTAATATCATTAAGATCAGTTACTATTTTAACATTAGAATTTTGTCTATAATTTCTTTTTAATTTTTCAGCTGCGGCTAAATTAATTTCTACTAAAAATAAATCAATTTCTTTAGGTATATTTTCCCATGGTCTGCCTACTCCAGCCCCAAAGTCTAATACATTAGCTTTCCTTTTATATCTTAGAATTTCATGACTTTCTTCATATGAAGTTAAAAGACGATCTAAGTTTTGAGCATCAGAATTCCAATTATCAGCATAATCATTACTATATCTATAAATTGATAGCCATTCTTTAGCCGTTGTTTTTAAATTTGAATCCTTCCATATACCCCCAACACCGCTAAATTTATAATCATTAAATTTTTTTATTCTTAACTTTTCCCATTCTTTAGGGGGATACCAATTAGTTACTAACTTAAGTAAACTGTCTAATTTATCTTCATGTGGTAATTCATATGTAGTTAAGGTTGATAGTTCAGTTTTACTATATTCCCAATAACCTCTTCTATGTTCAGCTCTTTTTTTCCCCATATTATAATTCTTGGATCCACTCGTTAGTTTTTCTTATTCCTCCAATAATAGTCGTATTATCAAACCAACCTAAATCCTTTAACTTAGTAGTGTCACCTACTCTTTTATTTTCAACATCATTCCTATTTTCAGGTAATTTATTTACTTTTAAATGCTTTCCAGTAACTAATTCTATTACTTCAATTAATTTAGTTAATGAAATTCCAAATTGAGTTGAAACATTAAATACATCTTTATTTGAATTAAATGTAGTTAAAATTATTGCATTAACCACATCTTCTACATAAACTAAATCTAATATTTTTTCATCTGGGTTTCCAAATACTGTTATTTCATTATTACCTTGATGTATTTGATTTAACCAATTAAAGATAACTTCAGTATAAGCACCTTCACAATCCATTCTAGGTCCATAAACACTAAAAAACCTATTAATTGTATAATCCAAACCATACATGTTATCATAACTTCTAATTAGATTTTCTGTGTAATATTTTCCAGCTCCATAAACTGTATGAGGAGTACAGGGTGAATCCTCTTTAATTGGTTGAACCTTAGGTTTATTATAAACACTAGCAGTTGAAGCAAAGAATAACTTTATTTTATTTTTAGTGCAATAATCTACAACATTAAAACCACTATTAGCAATATATTCATGTCCTTCACGGTTAAATTTAGCACACCTATTAATACGTGTAGCAGCTAAATGGAAAAAATGAGTAACGTTTTTAATAACGCTAAAATCAAAAGTAGAAACATCACCATAAAGAAATTTAATTTTAGGGTTATCCTGAACATTTCTTAAATTTTCGGTTCTAACTAAATTATCTATAAGGTAGACATTATCAAAACCTTCTTTTAATAATCTTTCACTTAAATGAGAACCAATAAATCCCGCTCCACCTGTTATTATTGCGTTTTTTCTTTCCATAACTTTTTAAATTCATCAATCATTACCTTGTTAAAATCTTCAAACCCACCTAGATTGCTTGTAGAATAATCAGATACTCTATATAGCCAAGTAGGATTAGGTTCATATGTACCTTTGTGTTCATTAATTAATATAAGTGCCCAATAAGCCATATCAGCAGCACCTTTAAATGTTTTTAAATCAGGTTCACCTATTAGGTTATGTAATTCTTTTCTATACATTGTACCTGGTGCTAGCATAGCATTATTGGCTCTTGTTATTTCATTATTAGTAATACCAAACCATTCTTTAAATCTATCAAGTGGTTCCATATAATTAGGTTTAAATTCAGGATGAATCATTGGGCCTAATTGATTTAATTTTTCATCTGCTCTAATACCATTACTACTAAAAAACATTACTTCAGGTAAACTAAAGGCAATTTTACCTTTTTCATAAAAATCTCTAGTAAATACATCATCTTGTCCTGTATTGTGGATAATATCTCCTTCAACTAAAGGTAAAGCTCCAACCCATCCACCACTACAAATACCCATTCCAAAATTATAGTCACTATAATGATATATAACTTTATCATTAACTAAATCCTTTACATCATCAAATATTTCTTTATCACCATTATCATTAAAAAGAATATATTGATAATCAATATTTGCCTCTTTTAGTGCATGTAAATTATACTGTACAGATTCATTTACATAAGGATTACGTTTATATAAATTATGTATTATTGATATTTTCATTTAGCAGGATTACCTTTTACAATTGTATTAGCTGGTATATCTTTTGTTACTACAGCTCCAGCTCCAATAATAACATTATCACCTATATTTACAGGTAATATAGTAGCATTAGATCCTATTCTAACATTATTACCTATTATAGTTTCTCTTTCTACCCATTTATCTCTATCCTCTGTAAATTTATCATTAGTAAACATTACACCATGACCAATAAAACAGTTATTACCTATAATAACCCCAGAGCATATAAAAGAATGAGATGAAATCCTAGTATTATTGCCAATAGTACTTCTTTCTTGTATTTCAACAAATGGGCCTACAAAACAATCATTTCCAATGCTACAACCATACAAATTAACAGGTTGTACTATTTTAGTACCTTTACCTAACATAACATCAGGTAAATGATCAGGATACAGTTCTTCTATTCTTTTGGCTTTATCATCTATTACTAAATCAAAACTACCCTTTTCTTCACCAACAATTAACTTATCAAATTTGCAACCCCATTCTGTTAATTGGTTATGGGTAAACTCTCTATAATCAATTTTTGAAGAATTACCTCTAGCTGTCCAATAAGTTATATGCCAACCCTCATCTTTAAGTCTATTTATTTTATTAATATTTTTATAATTAGGTTCTGCTAAGTCATATCTTCTAATATCTGAATAAAAACATATAGTTTCATCAATATCAATATAAGCCTTTTTTTGTTTATCAGAAAATCTTTTAGCTACTTTAAATTCTTGCATTTACCAAATTTTAATTTTACATCTTAATATATCCCAAAACATCATCCAATCAGCAATTTTGGCTTTTATAGGATCATGAAAGGCAGCAGGTTCATTTTTTTCAAATAAATAATGTCCTGTCCAAGCAAATGGGTAAATAATAAAAGGTATAATAGGTATTAAATACCATAACCAATAATAAAAAATTAAATAAGTACATATTAAAGTAACCCATTGACCTAAAAAGTGTAACCTAATACAATTTTTGTTTTGATGAAGTTTTAAATACATTTTATAATAATCCTTCATAAAATTTATTTTGTTTTTCTTGCTTTTCTATTGTTTTATGGTGATATAAAGCTAAGTCTTCCATAGGAGGTAGAGCAGCAAATCTTTTATGTCCCTCTAATACTTCATGTACTTTATTTTTCCACTTAATTTCTGGTTTATTTTTCCAAATACGCCATTGATAGTCCGGCCAATTAACCCAATTTCTCTCATTTAGTTTCCAACCCCATTTTTGGACATGTTCATCTAAAATACCTTTTACTGTATTTACTCTAGGAACTAGATAAACCTCACTTGATGGATTAGATTCTATTATCTTAGGAAGATTTCTAATTAATAATCTATTAGGTACTTCATCAGCATCAATTTGAAATATATAATCACCAGAACACATTTCTGATAATTGGTTTTTCCAATCTGCGAAATGATGTTTAAAAGTTGCTGCAACATATTTAGTATTAGGTTCATCTTTTAATTCTAAAACACGATCCCATACCTCAGCAGTACCTTTGCCTTTATCAAATAAAACTACTATTTCATCTTCAGGTCTCCTATTATCTAATAGAAAATTAAGTAATGTTGTAATTTCATTTAATTCATTGCAAACAGTAATAGCGTAACTTATTTTCATATAATATTAAGGTAATAATCCAATATACGAAAGAGCATCCATAAAGTCACGTTCTTTAAAGTGTTTTACTGTACTCATATCCGTTTTATATTCCCCATCTTCATTTTTAACAGCTTCAACAGCTGCCCATTTCCATTCATCTTTATTTGTCCCATCAGCAAAAACCATACCTTTTTCTTTAACGTTAATTGTATTAGGTAACCATATTAATTCAGTATTAGGGTCTACCCAAGCTAAATCCTTATATAATTCAGGTAGTATTTCCCATTGTTCATTAAAAAACTGGGATCCTTTTTTCATTAAGCTATTAGTCCAAAATCCACAAGACATACTATAATAGTTAGTTATATCTTTATTAACCTCAACTTTATAACATAAATCACCACCTGATTTAGGACAATTTATTATTTCATCGTGTTGCATATTATTTTAATTTTTCTAATTTTGGTAATTCTAATTTTGGCATTTGGAGTTGTACCTGTTCTGCAAATTCAGGAAGATTATCTTCTAAAATTGTATCTACTAAATCTCTCATATTCTCCCAACTAAAATTACTTTTGGCAAAATGTTTTTGTTTTCTAGCTCTATCTGAAAACTTTTTATAATGTTTATATAAATTCTTTAAAGTTGTTCCTACGTGGGGTTCACTTACTTTAAACCACTTTGCTTCTTTAATTAACCAAGCATTAGCAGCTGATTCATGTACAGGTTCTAATGTACCAGGTAATAGCGAAGTATATTCTGGATTTAAGAAATCCATATGACCAGACCAACCTGAAGCCATAATTGGTTTTCCTGTTAATCCAAATTCTAGTAATGGTCTTCCAAATCCTTCTCCTTTAGTTAAACTTAACATAGCTTTAACTTTTGGATGGTTATATAATTCATTCATCTCCTGATCACTAAATTCCCCGGATAATAAATAAACATTAGGTAAATTAGATGATTTTATACTTTTTCTAATATCCTTAATTTTATTTAATATTTGATCTCTACTTATATAAGATGAAACTCCCGTAGATGCTTTTAATATTAGTGCTGGTTTAGGTCCTCTTTTATCTTTGAAAGTTTCATAAAATGATTTTACTAATAACCCTACATTTTTTCTATCATGACCTAAATCACCATTCATCCAATGGCCTACAAATAAGAAACAAAATTGCTCATCTATTTCTTTTAAGTTGATATTTTTAATTTCATTAGGTTTTAAGGTTTTATAAATATCTAAATTTACACCTTCAAATACTGTTTTAATAGGTTTAATTAATTTAATTTGCCCCATTACTTGTTGTGTTTGAGGATTTTTCTTTTCATAAACCATATTTTCAAAATTTACCTTAGAAAAATCAGAAGATACTAAATTTAAATCCATTCTATTCATTCCCTCAACCCACTCAGGTTTACAAGCTGTTGCCTCAATACCAGCTGTTAAGCCAATATTATATTTTCCAACAGGTTGGAATTCATTAGGAATAGTTATTTGCATCCATATATCAGGTTTTTGCTGTTGCCAATTGGGTTTAGCTAAATGTCCTAATAAAAAATCCCATTCAGGATTTTGATGACAAAAACCCCAAGATGTTTCTCCCCATCTTTGAGATAATAATTCAACTTTATATTTATCTAAATCAATAATAGCCTTAACTATATCTCTAGCTCTTGCTCCATATCCTGAGTAAGTGTCAAATGGACATGATATTACAAATCTTGGTTTGCTCATTAATATATAATTTTATGGTTTAAAAATTTTCCTTTGTACTCATTAGCATTTATTATTTCATATTTTTCTTTACCTTTAAAAATAGTAAATAATTCATCTATAGCATTAATAACCCTTTTTGCTTGATGTTTTGAAGTAAATCCTGCCTCATCTCCTATAGCCCAATCTCTACCTAATTTACCTCTTCTTTTCAATTCCTTTCTACCTAACTTATATACTTCCTTTATCCTTTCAGCTGCGTCCTCCCAAGTACATCTATCATCGTAAATGTAAGGTGTTGGAGGAGAACCCTGGATTGATCTACTAGTAGGGTAAACGGGAAATGCCCATTCTCCATGTTTTTTAAAAGTACCCCTATGATTTGAAGGTATATCTTTACTTGGTGTAAACCAGTTACCTTCATTATCAATAAATCTCATTTGATCCTGCATCCCACCAGTAACATTAGCTATTATAGGAGTACCAGCTAAAATAGATTCAGTATTAGCTAACCCCCAACCTTCATTAGAAGTTAATAATATAGTACAATCAGCCATATTATAAAAGAAATTTAGTTGTTTTTCAGACAACTTTTGATCTATCAAATATATTTGATCATGATACTTTTCACCTAGTAGATATTCAATTACTTGAGGTAAATCGGTTCCTGGGTCTGTTACTTTTTCTGTTTTAAGAATAAAAGCACATTTTTTAGCTTTATCTTCAGGTAATGAATCTAAAAATGCTCTAAATGCTAATAAAGTATCTGGTATTTGTTTTCTTCTTATATTTCTTGAGTTGAAATAAAGTGTAAAATCATATTCTTTACCTTTAAATACTGCATTTTTAAATTCTTGCAATTCATTATCAGTATCATCTATTGGTTTATATGCATTAGTATCTTTACCATGAGGAACATACTTAAATAATCTTCTAGAATTATCACATCCTTCTAATACTAATTTATTGATATTAACAGTTTGTTTAGAAATACCCATTAATAAGTCACAAGCTTCATAGTAAGGCCTATTATACATTGGAGCTGGGTAATCATCCCAAATGTTTAGATAAATTATAGGAATATTTTTTCTTATTTCTTGTTCCATATTCCAAACATGCATAAAATATCTTGGATCCGTAAATAAAAACATTGCATCAGGTTTTTCAATCTGCAACAATTGTCTAATAATATTAGGATCACCATACCCATTAGTTGGATAAAGCATAACTGAAGCATCACTTAATCCTGTCATTTTATTAGTATCAGCACTAATATCTAGTTTTTTTCCTACATCTGGATGTTTAATGGCGCCAGACATTTGCACCCAATTAAAGTGTTGAGCAGTATGTAAAACTATTTCTTTAGCTACTGTAGCTACACCAGAGTGAACTCTAATGTCATCACATATTAAAAGTATTTTTTTCCTTTTATTAGGTGGTAAATATTTAAATTGTTCTTTATTCATTGATTATAATTCGAGGTTTGTTTGATTGGTTATTTGTTTACGAAAATCATCATCTGTAAGGTACAAAAACAAAGCACGGTCTGCAAGTTTTTGGAATGAAAATTTCCTTTTTACACATTCAATCTTAAAATTCTCGAATAAATCGCTTTTAACTTTAACACTAGTTAGTGTCATTGGTTTTTTATTTGTCATAATCTTAATTTATTAAAACGTTTATTATACATATATAAGTATTTATAAAAGTCGCTCTTTTATTCACAATACCCACAAGTACAGGGGTAATTTTGTTCCTTAATTTTTCCTTGGGAATTAAACACGTGAGACATAAAATCATTTACGTATTTATTAGCCCTATTTAACTTTATTTTACCACTTGGGGGTGAAAATTCTTGTATTCTTGTTTGTGCCCAGTCACAGTTTTCATATAATTTTCTTTTTACTATAAAAAATTTGATATCTATTTTATCTAAAGGTATGTTATATAATTCCGAGAAGTATTTTTTGTATAGTATAAGTTGAAATTGTTTGTCTTCATTCTTTTTCATCTTATCATGCCACCCTCTAGTACTTGTTTTTATATCAATAATAGTAAAAGTATCACTACGTTCATGATATAAAACAATATCTAACATTCCTTTAAACAGTAAATTATTTAACATTTTATTAGGAGTATTAATAATAGGTAATTCAATACCTACTAAATAAGTACCTCTTTTTGAGAAATAACCACCTACCTTTTTCTTAAAAAATCTTAATATTTCAACTCCATCTTCAAAAAATTCCCTCATTTCAGCAGCATCCGAAAAATGAACTTCCTTATTCTGTTTATACTGTTTTTGGTAAGCCCCAATAAATACTTCTTGAAATCTATCTATTAATTCTAATTTATTAGCAGCTACCTTAGATTGTTCATAAAATACAGTTAAATATTCCTGAATTACCTCATGTATAGCTATACCAAAAACTAAATAAATAGAAACATCTCTTTGACTAATCTTATCCTTATAATGCAATGCCCATTTTCTTTGACATTGTTTAAACATAGATATCTGAGAATATGAGATATTCTTTTGGTATGAGTAATCAATCTCGTGGGGAGGATTCTTTTGAATCTCCCTAACTATTTTAGGTAATTTTTTAGCCAAAATTTATTTTTTCCATTTATTACGTCCTACTAACATTCCAATTATTCCATAATTAGCAATATCAATAAACGTATCTTCCATACCTTCTCCCTTAACATAATTTCTATTATGTACTAGAAGGTTTTTTAATCTTGAGATTTTATCAGTAAGTCTAATAGCTAAACCAGTTAGTGAAAACTTCTTATCATCACTACTATTTAAAATATCACCCCCTAGAGCAATATTGTTTAAACCATAATCCATATGTTTAGCAGCAAACATTTCATACATTTCCATCCCAATCCTTTTATATTCTTCAGCTAATTCGGGATATTCAGTTTCAAATATTTCAACTACTCCTAAACCATCAATCGTAGTTTCTTTCTTTTCATCAGCCATTAATTCATATGCTTTTTTACTATCCATTTACTTGTGATTTAACATTAAAATATTTTTCCAATATTTCTAATCTTTCATCTGCTGATGCTAATAATTTTAGAGCTTCATTACAATTATCCCAATAGTCTTTAGTTGAATGATCACCAATACCTGCTGGGTGGTTAGTTAATAATTTAACACTTGCTAATGCTTTAGCTTTATCTGCCTCAGCTTCTTTTTTTAAAAATTCATATACTTCTTTATTCATAATTTTAATTTAACGGTTATCTATATATACTATTACTTGGTTATAATAATCTAAAAAATCTTGAGTAAATATAAAATCTTTAGGTATTTCAAACATATCAGTAGAATACAATTTTATCTTTGGAAATAATCTAAGATAAGTATCCCTAAAAATTTTAAATTCTTCTAAATAATATTTTATATGCCATTCACCCACTATTTTTTTAACATTTTCTTTTATCCACCAAAAATTACTATCATTAAAAATATTATATTCTCCACCTTCACAATCAGTTTTTAAAAAATCGATTTTATCTACATTAGCATTTTTAACAATATCCATGAAGGTTAGAGTTGGGAATGTACCTCCTTCTGAAGTTATTTTGCCTTCCTTTACGTCATAAGCCCTTATAAATTCTTTTCCACTAGTACTACCTACACCAACTTTAAATATTTCACAATTTAATTTAGTTGCTTGACAATTATCTACAAGAGTAGATATAAAACCTTCACATGGTTCTATTGCTACAACTTTTGATGGTTTTTGTTTTTGGATTTGCCAAATAAAAGGACCTACACTAGCACCGAAATCAAAAACAATATCATCTTTTTCTACTTCAAAATCTACTTGATATTGTCCTTTATTAAATTTAGTAAATTCTTCTGTTAATGCTGCTTTTAACCAATTATTATCAAGTTGACCCCAATCAAATTCTTTTAAAATATCATTTTGATTGTCTAAATGTAGTTTGCTATGTAGTTTGCTTTTACTCATTTTAATAGTTTACTAATTTCTTTATTATCAAACCCCATACTGGTTAATATACTAAGGATAATATCGTCTTCCAAAATATTTAAGTAATCCTTTACTTCGGATTTTGAACATTCCCAATGATTAGATAGACATGACAATAATTCATTATTATGTTGTTTAACATTAGACTTAATGTATTTATTCCATTTACTGTTTTTAGGTATAAATTCTTTATAAACATTATAAATTGCCCTTTTTTCTTGTGGAGGATATTCTTGCACATAATTTGCCACCTCTATAAAATCTGGGTTCATAGAAATAAATCTATGTATCATATAACTATTCCATACCTCCCAATCTTTATCTGTAAAACTTTCGACTGGGGATTTAATATAATTGATTTGTTTAAGCCAATCAAATATATTCTTCATTAGGCAATTTCTTCCTCTAGTTCCTCTCTTAAATCGGCAGGAACTGATCCTTTTAATATCTTGCCTGTTTTAGGATCAAAAAATACTGGAATTGGTAATAAGGCATCCTCATCTGTACCAGTAATAAATTTAGATACTGTTCTTAAGATTACACCTTGTTGAAATACACTTCCACCCTCTGAATTTTTTATACCAGTTGTATTTTTTAAATCAATAGGAGGTCCTGCTGGGTTTTGAATTGGTTGTTCCATAATTATTTATTATTTATTAAATTTTGAATTAAACTCATTGTATTTATTTCCTTATCTATTCGGAAATTTGCTTTATATTGATGGTCATTAACTAAAATAGCTACTGTACCTTCTTTACCAGGCAAATAAATGCTTGCATTTTCGAATAATGATTTAAACAATTCTTCAAAGTCATCAACATTGGCATTTGCAATTATTTGTCTAATTTCTTTAAATTTAGGTTGTGGTTCCTTTAATTTACTTATTACTTCATCTATATAATTAGATGATACTAGTACTGATTGGTCTAATTTTAATGTGTTATCTTGTGTAGATAACTGTATAGTATTAATACATTTACGTAAATCAGGATAATATTGATTAACTAAAGGTACTAAATTATTTACCTCATGTGTAATTGATTCTTCATTACAAATCCAAGATAAATGCTTAGCAACATCTTTTTTAGTAGGAGGTACGATTTTAAGTACTTGGCACCTAGACTGTAAAGGATCAATAATACGTTCTACATAATTACAAGTTAAAATAAAACGAGTAGTACGTGAAAATGTTTCTATTATGTTTCGGAGCGATGCTTGCGCTTGAATCGTGAGAAAATCCGCCTCATCCAAGATAACAACCTTGATGGACTTAAATGAAGCAACTGATGCGAAACCAGAGACTTTATCCCTAATAGTTTCGATCCCACGCTCGTCAGAAGCGTTAATATAAATGTGATCACAATCTAAATTTTTAACAATTAATTTGGCTAAAGTAGTTTTACCAGTACCAGCTGGTCCGTAAAATATTAAATTTTGTATGTCATTCTGTTCTAGATAACTGGATATCGATTTTTTGATATTTTCATTACCAACATAATTCTCTAGTTTAGTAGGTCTATATTTTTCTACTAATAAACTATTCTCCGAATTCGCCATATATTGAATATTTTTTTTCTGGTTCTGGTATCACTTCTGTTTCTTTTGAATCAATAGCATATAAATTACTCTTAAGAGGTTCTAATCTATAATGACCTTTAAATCCCGTTTTAATCATATAAGCTTCTAATGTATCAGTTAATGATTTATGAACGGGTCCATCTGGTTCATTTGCAACTAATCTCCACTTGTCTCCAGGTGGGACTCTACGAGCAATTAGTATGTTTTTTTCTTCAATTTTTGTCGCCATAATATACGAAATTATTTTACATCATCCCCATCATTGATGGATCCATTTGAGGTTGATTATTATTATTATCTTCTTCTAATTCATTTACTACAGTACATTCTGTTAATAAAACTGTACCAGCAACTGATGCTGCGTTTTCTAGTGCTAATCTAACTACTTTAGTTGGGTCAATAATACCAGCTTTTTTCATATTAGTTATCTTATCAGTTTTTATATTGTAACCCGCCCAAGCATCATCACCAGAATTAACTAATTGATCAGCTAATATTTGTCCTTTAACTTCATCAAAACCAGCATTTACTAAAATTTGATTAAATGGTTTTGTACAAGTTGCTTTTACAATTTGTGCCCCAGTTGTTTTTGCCTCTACACCTGAGGAAGCATATAGTAAAGCTGTTCCACCTCCAGGTACAATACCTTCTTCAATTGCTGCCTTAGTAGCATGAAGAGCATCATCAACTCTATCTTTTTTCTCCTTCATTTCAGTTTCGGTATTTCCTCCTACATGAATAATAGCTACTCCACCTACAAATTTAGCTAATCTTTCTTGTAATTTTTCTACTTCAAATGGGGTTTCCGCTTTATCTATTTGGTTTTGAAGTTCTTCTATTCTCTTTTCAATAACTTCAACTTCACCTTTTCCATCTACTATAGTTGTTTTTTCCTTTTCTACAGTAATAGTTCTAGCTTCTCCAAACCAATCCCAACTGAACTTATCAAGCTTCATTCCTTTTTGCTTATCAAATACTTTACCACCAGTTGTAATAGCTATATCCTCCAAAACTAATTTTCTTCTATCACCAAAATCAGGGGCTTTAACGGCACATACTTTCATTGTACCTCTCATTTTATTAACAATAAGAGTAGCAAGTGCTTCATTATCAATATCTTCAGCAATAATTAATAACGATCTTGCTTGTGCTGATACAGCTTCTAAAACAGGTAATAATTCTTTAACCTGAGTTAGTTTTTGGTCAGCAATAAGAACGAGGGGATTTTCTAAAGTAGAAGTCATATTACTATTATTAGTAACAAAATATGGTGATTTATACCCTCTCTCAAACTGTAACCCTTCAACAGTCTCTAAATACGTTTCACCTGTACGAGATTCTTCTATATGAACAACCCCCTCCATTCCGACTTTGTCTATTGCTGTTGCAATCAATTTACCAACCTCTTTGTCATTGTTTGAGGAAATTGTTGCAATTTGTTCTAGTTGTTTTTCACCTGAAATGTCTTCAGATATTTGTTTTTTTAGATTTTTTACTACCTCACTTACAGTTGCATCTATATCTCTTTTTATTTGAACTGCATTTTCATTATTATTTAAAGCATTTAATCCTGCCTTTATCATATTACTTGCTAATAATGTAGAAGTAGTAGTACCATCACCAGCTTTTTCAGCTGTTTTAATAGCGGCTTGTTTGACTAATTGTACTCCTAATTCCTGGTTAGGATCTTTTAATGTTATAGATTTTGCTACTGTTACTCCATCTTTTGTTGATTGTGGAACTCCTTGATCATTAGCAATAACTACATTTCTACCATTAGGTCCTAAAGTTGATACCACAGCATTTGCTAGTGTATCTATACCTTTTACTAAATTTTTTCTGGCTGATGAGCCAAATTCTACTTTTTTATTCATTAGATATATTATTTATTTGTTCAAATTCTTCTTTAGTTACTTCTGTTTCTGCTATTACTTCCTCAATAGCTGTTTTACTATTAACTTTAGCTAGTACCTGGTTTTCAGGTCCAACATAGTATTCTTCTCCATCATAAGGTAATTTAGTAAAGCCCATAGTTGGTAGTACTACTTTATCTCCTACTTTTAAAACTGTAGGGATAAATTCTCCACTAATAGTAGGTTTACCAGGTCCAACTGCTACAACCTCACCAAATTCATTTTTTTCTTTACCTAAATCAGGTACAATAATATTTCCGTAAGTAGTCTCTTCTGACTCAAACGGTTTAACGATAACTGCGTCAAATAGTGCTTCTAATTCCATCTGTGTATTCTTTTATGTTATTTCTTATATTTTTAAATTGTGTTAAAAATTCATTTAAATCTAATTTCTTTTTAATGTGTAATTGTTCATCACTAATCCACCTTAATGCTTGATCAAATCTAGCATGGTAAGAAATTGATTTTGAATAAGTTTTACTTTTACCCTTAGACCTAAAATGGTCTTTATCGGATTCAACTTTTACATTAACAGTATAACAATGATCATCCTTAGTAATAAAATAAGGATCTAAAATAGGATCTGTAATTGTTGTTATTGATTTTGCTTTTCTAGCCATATAACTTTTTTATTTGTTGTACCATCAATATACGTAAAAAACATTGCTAGGACACGTTTTTTTTGTAAAACTATTACTTAATTTTAATAGACTTTGGTTTAGCCTCTTCAGCTAATGGTATAAAAATTTCTAATAAACCATTTGCTAAAGTAGCATCAATATTACCTAAATCAAATTTAGGTGCTATTTTATACCTTAAATCAAATGATTTTTTAGATAAACCATTATGAATTATTCCTGGATGGAGTTCTTCTTTTTCTGGTTTAGTATAACTAATTTTTAAAGTATCCCCTTCAATATCTAAGACTACGTCTTTTTTAGTAAGACCAGTACAAGCAACTTCAAAATGAAGTCCTGCATCGTCAAAGAAAATATTAAGTGGATGTGGTTGTTTGAAATTTCCAACAGGTTGAAATGTGCTGTCAGATTTAAAGTGATTCCTAAAAAGGATGTCGAAAGGACTTATATGCCTTTCAAAGATTTCTAATGTACTCATATCATTTTATTTTATGGGGCCGAAGCTCCCGGTTAATTAATTAAAAACATAACACGTGCCCTAGCTACAATGTTTTGTTTATTATACATATGTGAACTATTCGTTTCTCGCAACAAAGTATTCACTTTTTATATCCTCGGAGTTAAAATTTAATTTTAACATTCCAATTTTTGATAATTTTAAAGTGCCATTTTCTTGATCTTTATTGGCATTTAAAATATCTTTAAATATATCAGAATCAAATGGAACCGATATATCATTTTCTTTTACTTTACCATTCATTTGGTATGTAATTTTATTAGAAAACCCAGTACTATCACCAAATATAAATTCACAAACTAGATTTCCATCTATATCAGTGGTTGAATTTATTAACATATTATTAACATCTGATAGTGCGCTTTTTGCTTTAATTAAATGGTCAATATCCTCTTGAGATAGATCTAATTCAATATCAAATCCTTCCTCAGGATCATCATAGTATGTGTTTTTACCTAATATTAAAGTATCTGCTAATGAGTAAGTCAAATCAAAATTAGAATCGGCTATGTTTATTTTAGTATAAACTGCTTTCATTTTTTCCAATGATAAAACTAAATCTCCATTAGTAATAGATATTAATTTACTTAATTTATTAGTATCAAATACACCTAATTCTGAGTCCTCTAGTGGGAAATTATTTAACTCTACTTTACATACCCTTCCTGCTTCACCAGCATAAACTGTAAGCGTATTATCTTTAATCCTCCATTTAACCTGGTTATTTAAACCATTTATATAATATTTAGCAATGGTGCTTGTTAATAGGTTTTTACTAATCATAACTGTAATATACGTAATTTTTTTTAGATTTCAAAGGAACTTAATGCATTTATGTGGGGGTTCAAATCTAATGACCATCCTAAATCACTAAAGAATCCTTCTAATTTATTTAACAATATTGATTCAAATACTTTTTGTCTATCAGCATATACATTTAAAAAGTCTTTTATTTTATCCGGCATATCATAATCCAAAAATGCTAAAGCTTCTATTTTATAGGGATTATCTTTTAAATAAATCCACTTAACTTTGTCTGCCATAGTTATTTGATTGTGTTTTTTATCTAAATTCCAAAATTTTAATAAATCATTATATCTAATAGCAGCTCTTACAGGTGCGGGAGCTCCTTTTTCTATATCAGAAAAAATTTCACCAGCACTTGCTTTTCTACCTCTATATTTTTTTAATTTTTTAACTGCTGTAGGGTTACCTAATTTACTAATAGGTATTTCTCCACTTAATATTTGTTTTTTAAATTTTTTAATTTGATCTAATATTTCCTTGTGTGGTACTCCTTTAAGTACTTGTTGTAATATGTTATTAAAGAAATCCCCTAAAATAGGTGGAAAGTTAGCTTTCATAAACTCTAAACCCTTAATATCTAGTGTTTCTTTTTCTATACCTTCTTGTTTAGTAATCCATTGAGCATATCTTCTAGTAGCTCTAAAATAAGCAGAACGAATAACACATTCTGTTTTCATTTCTAATCTATGAGAAGAAACATTAAAACAATCTTTAGCTAATTGATCATAATGTTCTGTAATTATATCTTGGTAAGCTAAAGCTACCTTTTCCAGTTTATTATCTTTCTCTTTATCTGATAAGCTTTCAAAGTTAGGAAATAAATGCAAAAGTATAGGTTCAGCATTAAAATAGTTCGAATCCGTGTCCACATAAGCGCAGTAATTAGTATCTTCTTTATCACAAATAAACCAAGGTGTTTCTTCTAAATGTTTCATTTATAATCTTTATATGATTTTTCTTCTACTAAACCAGATTTAGTTAATAAATTTATTTCTTTCTTTACTTTAGAACGTCTATCATTAGTAACATATACTGATCTTGCTAATTGTATAAATTCAGCATCAAATCTTTTTTCACGTTCACAATCTCTAATCCAATCTTCAATATCCCAAAGTTGACCATTTATTTCGGCCAATTTAAGATACAAATTTTGTAACTGGGATCCAAATTTTTCAAATAATTTTACACATAAAGGATTAAGAGTATAAAATTCCTTTTCAATGTTAACTAATTTTTTCTTATCTTCAATTTTAAGCATTTTTAATTCTAAAATTGAAATTTTATCTAATAACTCTCCGTTTGATATTTCTATTTTCATATTATAAGCTTATTTTTTTATAAACTAGTTTACTATTATAACCTGGTTCTTCCTTACTAACTAATATCCATTTACTTTGGTCTTCTTTTAGTTTATGGTAAACAAACGCTCCTTTTCCTACTATAGGATATTCTATAGTTAATTTCTCCCAGTTAGTATCCTCTTTATTATCTTTCCATTCTACCCAAGTGCCTTTAAAATAATTATCATCTATTATAATAAGAGAATTAATAGGCATTTTATCTTCAATAGCACAAAATTCTTCCCAACCATGAATAGCACAAGGAAATGGATCTTTTAAATTTAAATCCATAGAATCTAAATGAACAATATTGGGAACTATATTTACATTTTTTAAATATTTAACTGAATCTGATGTTGAATGAAAAACATTTTTTAATTTTAAATTTTCATACATAAGAGTACTTTTATTAACTATATTATTATCAATATCTACTGAATAAAAATTGCCCCCTGTTTTTTCACACATCTTAGCTAGTAAAACACCTACACAACCGTCATTCCAGTTTTGTGATGCACCTGTTTCAATACAAGTTATAGTATCAAAATTAATATGATCCTTAATAGAACTAAAGAATTTTTCCAATTGATTTAATCTTTGATTCATTCCATCATAGGTTACCCCAGGATTAAATGAACGATACCAATTAAATATTTCTTTTAAATCCATTTAAAATTTACTACTTTCTCCTGGTATTTGGATTATTCCTTTGTCTTTAGTTCCATCTGATCTTAGTCTATCATTATATTGTAATGATATATCATATGATACATTATTTACTTTAAATTTTCCCCCTTGTTTTAACATTTTTCTAAAAAAGGACTCCTGTTTTTCATCCCAGGATTCACTAATTAAAATTAATTCTTCTTTAGATATAGGAGCGTCATTAGCTAAAATATACATTCCTTTTCTTATTGATTGTTTTTTTAAAGCCATATTAATTAGTTTTTAAAGCTAAACAAGATACATTATTTTCAAAATCTAGTTTATACCCTTTGTTAGTTAAATAATTTTTAATATCTTCAAGTTCTTCAGTTAATAAATTTTCCCATTCAAAAATAATACAATTGGGTAAATTTTTTAAACTTTTTATTAAAATATGATCATATCCCTCAACATCTAAATGTAGCCAATCTGTCTTATTATTAACTAATTTATTTATGTTAATAGAAGGATAAGTTGTTGGTTTAATTGGTTCTATTTCCTGAGCATCAGGTACTCTTTTAACTATAGAATTAGTATACCCTTTTCCTCCTTCCCAAAAT